ATCCCGATAATCAGGAACTGTTGTTCTTCTTCTACAGTGATTCCAGTGTAGTCCCTCATCCAACTGTTCAGGCTACTGCTCGCTTTAGATTTAAGGATGCCTAGAAAACTTAAAAAAAAGCACTCTAACTTAAAATTAAGCACTATAAAACTTAAATTTAAGCACCACAAACTAAAAAAAAAGCACCAACTTAAAAAAAGGCACCAACCGAAGTAGAGGCCGAAGGCCGACCAAATAAAACCCAGAACTGCCCCTACAGCCCCGATCGGGGCTGTGATGGAGTTTTAGATTGTTCATACAAAATCTAAAACTGATTGTAATTAAAAACTTTCCATCTGTCCATGCTAAGAGCCTCCTCATCAGGACGCTCATTAGCCAAACATAAGACGTGTGGTCTATTAAAACGACACATCCCGCTTTCATACTTACCACTATAGAACAATCCATCTTTTATTTTTTCTATAGCCTTATAACTTATGTATCCGTTGCAACTTCGTGGTATATCGAAAATGACTATTTCTGGCATTCTTCCTTCAGCAACTTCCTTTGCGACCCCACAAAATATATCACTTGCTTTCCCCCCGACGATTAATGCATTCTTTTGGTCACAAAAAAACATACTTAGTATTGTTTTACCTACTCCTCCTTTTGGCTCCCATATCCAGTATATATCTCTACTAAAAATGGGATGACATGGTTTCTTAAACATATCCACAATTTTTCTTTGTTGTTTATTTAAAATCTCATATGTTACTTTCGCTAGTGGTGTTGGTCTTTTCCAACCCCGCATAAGACTCCAATCTCGGGTATCGCCTCCTCTGTCTGATTTGCTACAGTATAATCTGACTTTTTGTAAAAATTTAACTTTTCTAAAAGAACATCTAGCGTGTCCTAATAATTCTTTGAACAATGTAATAGGTCTGTATTTCTCATGTTCCGGATACGAAAATGTACATTGTAAGTGTGGTGTTCCTTTCTCTCCAATTTCTGATTGTCCAACAAATATTGGAACTATGGAACTATCTAATTTCTCAATTCTAGATATATCTTCTTCTGTGTAGTTATTCAGTGTCAAATCCCAATGTCTTGCTGCTGAGATTTGTCTCTTAGAGGGGGTCTTAGTATTACCGACCCCCTTGGATCTTTTGGAACTATTTTTCGGCATTATAAAGTTCCTAAATATTTTAATTTAGTTGCGCGTTTCAAAAGATCATCAGGAAACTTTAGGAAGTTTTTTCTATTCTATTTTTTTTCTTAACATATTATATAATGCCCCGCCGATTTATATTCAAGCGTAAATTCCGTCACAGAGGCCGTGCTGCAACTACTATACAGTCAGCATGGCGTCGTCGCAAACGTCGTCGTCAAGGCGGTTTAATCCCGCGTACTGCTCTTGCTAATCGCAAAGCAATAAAGAAAATCTCTCGTAGTATTGAAACTAACATGATTGAAAATGTCCCTGCTACTCCTCTCACTCTTTATGGTGGTCAATACTTTCGTCCTGTCGCCCTAACGAACCTCGGTACAGATACTGCCGGTAATGAAGTTGTATGGAAACCATTACGCGGCATGGGAAAAGGTGTAAATTCTAATCAACGTACAGGAGATGTTGTTACTATGAAGTCTCTATCTTACAAGATTGTAATAAAGTCTAATGCTGCCGCACTCGCTGATACTTATAACCAGTGTGGTTGTTTCATTGTTCTCGATTCTGATCCTAATGAACCCCTCCCAGCCTATGCTGCTAGTCAGCCTAATTTAGCAAATTCTACTGGAGGAAGTCCTTGGACTACTGTCAATGATGGTACCCTCATGCGTAATCAATCCGGCTTCGATTTTGCCGGTATGTCATGGTTAAACATGGACCGTTGCGCTGGCCCTAAGAAGCGCTTTAAGGTACTCAAACATCTCCAATGCAAAGTACAATATGGTGGTAACGGAGCCTATAAACCACTTCACTATTGGAAAGGAACTATTAAGTCTAAATACCGTATTCGTTATAATAAAGAGGACCCGACAGCCGCGGGTACAGAGATTAATCCCGATAATCAGGAACTGTTGTTCTTCTTCTACAGTGATTCCAGTGTAGTCCCTCATCCAACTGTTCAGGCTACTGCTCGCTTTAGATTTAAGGATGCCTAGAAAACTTAAAAAAAAGC